ATGGTATGATAATAAATTAAGCAGATATCCTGTTGTTTTACCCCCCATTGACACTGATTACGCTAATCAATTTAGACCTATTTACAATACTAAACAAATCAGCAAATATGATACATCATCATACAAGTTACCACCATCATTAAGTCATTATCCTGGTTCAATCGCTCGTAATCCCTATCTTAATCCTATGTTTCAATTTAAATACGAACCATCTGATTTCTTGTTAAATAATCTTGATACAAAAACAATTGTAAAGAGATATGAGGAAGATCTTAGTGATGTAGATGATGAATTGGAATATCAATACAATCAAAGAGATTGGATTAAGAAAAAATCTAAAGCAATTGAAAATGATACTTCTGCTTCAAAAATTAAATTAATAAGAGGCGATGTTGTCAATATCGATAAGAAAACTTTAGTTTTTCAGTATTTTAATTCTACAAGAAGAAGACATGTCTTTAAGGAACTTACTACTCTTAAACAGTATGATTATGATCTAACTACACGTGAATACAATGTAGTAATTCCTTCTAAACTTAAGTTTGATATTATCACTCCTCAAAATCTTATTCGAGAAATTAAATACACGGATGTTCCTAAATCAGAAGATGCTGATTTAACAGAAGGATATTTATCTGATCTTGAAAATGGACATCGTTTATTGACTATTGAAGAAGAAGTCGACAAATTAGATATTATAAATGATTATGTAGGAAATAAATCTAATTTTGAAACTATTTACAATATAGAAAATAGCATATCCGCACCTAAAATTATCATTCATGAAAATGATCAACAAGAAATAGAATCAACCGCAAGAAAACTAGTTGATGATATTATTGAAAATGCAGTATCAAAGTCTAACAGTGAACCTGATAAGCTTAGTCTTAAAGAAGAAAAAGAAGAAGCGAAAAATGACACAATTGAAAAGATTGAACTTGATGAAGAGGAGCCTTCTTCTTGGGGAGGATGGTGTTCAATTTCATAAGTATAAATTATATTTTAATAAAAAATTTATTTATTAATATATATAATGTCTGCTAAAGAAGATAAAATAGGAACACTAGAAGAATTGTTTAAGTCTGAACTAAAAGAACCTTTTCATTATAAATTATCTTTGACAGATGTTAGAAATAACACTAAAGATATTTTTGAGAGTATGCGAAAAATGTATACAATGGGATTAGTTATCCATTTTGGTAATGAAGAAAAGCAAAGTGTTGATATACAAACACTTTCTCCTGATAAAATTGAGAAAATTAACAAGTATATGTTAAGTATAGGAATAAAAGCTACTTATAAAGTTTATAAAGCAAGAGATATAGACTATTTATACAGACGGTTTTTAAATAGAATTGATACATTTAAAGATCTTAGTATTGATATTATATCAGATTGGAAAACTCAATTAATTAAATCAATTCGACTTAATGTTGTTAATAATAACAAAGAAACTTTGGATAAAATTATGAAAGAGCTTGAAGATCACTATGAAGCAAATTATTTTCTGAAAATGAAACCTCCTAAAGAACTTAAAGAATTTGCTATATTGGTTGCTACTAAAGATAATACTACTCATGTAATAAATTTTGATTTCGCTAATATAGGAGATTATTCTAAACCTTATTGTGCTGAACAGCAAAGACAAAAATTTAGGTATAGAGATTAATCTTTTTTGTTAATAATACATAATCCTACAGTAATAAATCCTGCTCCTATAATTTTATTCTTTGTCATTTTTTCATTAAACATGAAATATCCTACAATAAGTGTAAGTAATAATACACAAGGTTGAATTTGTGGCATCACTTGAGAAGCTTCATTCTCCTGTAATATTTTAATAAGTAATAGTGATGATGCTACAGTAATTACTGATGTAACTATTCCAAGCATTACATCTTTTTTACTTAAAGATTGAATTTTTGACATATCGCATTTATGATTAATTAGTAGATAAATAGTATATACTACAATAATAATAGTGCATAAACTGTGATTAAATATCATGTTTTCATTAGCTGGTAATCTTGAACCCATCATTTTTTTTAAAAATGGGTTTAAAGTCCAACAAATTACTAGTAGTGTCAATAAAATAAAAGTTGTATTATTCATTTAATATTAAATTGTATTTTTATTTGTGTAAAATAAAATTATAATTATTAGATATAGACTTAATGAATTCTTTCAAAGATCAAGCGATTATGTTTGTTGTAATGATTATTATAGGCATGCTTTTTAATCCTATGAGCATGCTTGCCTACGAATTAAATCATTTATATACCTCAACTACATTATTTTATGGTGGTATTATGATGGCATCTAATATGGTTTGGGGACATCAAATTGTTCACTACTTACAAATGGGACATTTTAACACAAAGATATTTATTATAGGTGTATTAATGTCTTTTATAACTGCCAAATATTTACTGAGAGGACAATTATTTGTAACTACTAAACAATGGTTAAAAAGAATGATACCTCATCATTCAACTGCTTTAACTACAACTAATAAGTTGATTGAAAATGAGGAAGTCAAAAAAGATTCAAAATTATATAGATTAGCAAAAGATATAATTTATAATCAGGAAAGAGAGATACTCTTGATGAAAACATACCTAAAAAATTATTAACCTCTTTTTACAAATAAAATATTTAAGATTAATAAGATTACAAATGGAACAATCCAATTTTTCCAATTAGTAATGCCTTCTAATAATTCTGAATTATCGATAATATTGTTACTATTTTTGTAAACAATAGAATTGTGTCTTCTTGTAACATCTCCTTCTTTACATTTAACAACATTAATTACACATTTTTTAGGTGTTCCATCAGCAGGTTTTACACAGCCTTTTTCTTTATTCAATTTTCTTTCTTCTTCACTTGTTTTCTTACATTTAGCACGAAATTGTTCATAAAATTTTTGAACTTCTTTAAAAGTTGGAATACAATCAGGTGATACACCAAGTTTCTTATTTACTTTATTGTGTATAATGTAAAGCCATTTACATAAATCTTCTCTTGTTGATAAAAAACCATCAATAGGAGTTTCTCTGGCAAATTCAATGTAAGATTCTCTGCAGTATTTACATGGTAGAATATATCCAACAAGATTGAAGAAAGTTTTATAATGATCTTGTTTATATGCGTGGTCTAAATTTTCAGGATTGATAGCATAAGGATAACCAAAGGTAACACAATGTAAAAACAACCAACCAGCAGGGCCCCACACTTTTGTCATCATTCCATTATCAACATTTGGATCTCTACAACGCATATCACAATTTGCCCCATGTTGTGGACAAGTCTTAGTCATATATATATATTTCTGTTAAAAAAATAAAAGAATAGGTAAATTAATTTTTAATAAACTTACGATAATTATACACCGACAAAGTTAGGAGTATTTACAATTGTTTCATTGCTATCATTAAGATATTGGTTTACAATAGAAGCATCATTACTATTAGTGTCTTCATCTTTTTCTTGATTAAAATTTTCAGGATATTCATTTTCATAACACATATAGTGAATATTAAGAGCAGAAGTTCTTCCCATTCTTTGAGCACGCCCAATAACTTGATTTTCGAGATCCACACTCATCCTATGAAAGATGTAAACTTCATCAGTAAATTGTAGATTAAGTCCAGCACCAAAACAAGAAGCGTTCAAAAGCAATACTCGGTATTCTTTATCTCTAAATTTTCTAATAATATTAGAAATTCGTGCTGATGATCCAGAAGGAATAGCATATGTAATATTAAGATTATCTAGTTTTTCCTTTAATTCTAGAAACATCTGAGAATTTGTAAACTCTGAGAATATCATAACTCGTTTTTGTGTGTTATCATTCAGTAGATTAATAATATTGTCAATCTTTGTAGGTAATATATCATCTTTTTCATTTTTATTTACTTTTTCTGATACAATTATATTTAGGTTTTTAAGTTCAAGAGGATTTCTACACATAGGACATTCCTTAGAATATTCTAGAGACATTGATATACATTTGATGCAGAATACATTTTGACAACATGGAGTGAGAGCAGGTGATTTTACATTACAAGCACATACTGGACATACTTTATCTTTACAACCACTAACTCGTTCTTCAATTCCTTTAATTTTAGATTCATGACTATTAACATTATCTGACCATGTTTTAATAGATGATTTTATAGTGCTCATTCTATTACTAATATATTTCTTTTGCTCCATAAGATCTAAGACAAATTCTTTGTCAAAGCTTTCTTCTTTTGCTGATTGAATCATTACCTTTACACTTTCCATGTTAGTTTCTTCTTCTTGTAGAGCTTTTTTCTTTTCTTTAAGATTAGACTTAGAATTTTCAAGTTCTTTGTAAAGCTTTTTATTTACAGATTTAATAATATCATCTTCTGTAGATGATTCACAACCTATCAGACTCATTGCTTTTTTTACATCTCCTGCGTTTAATGCTTTAAGAGCTTCCTTATTAACAGCATTTGTAACAGCTAGTAGTTCTGGCGGAGTATAGCATTTATGATATTTAACAGTAGGTTTGGGAATATAGATTGATTCTTTAATGAATTTTAAGTGATTTCTAACAATAGCTTTAAATATTCTACAGCTATTATATCCTTTATAATAAGAATGATTAGGACGATTAAAATCTACAGCGCTAAGTAATGAATCCTTAATAAGACCTGTTCCTTTAATACCATTGGATACAGTTTCGTATTTATTAGTTGTTGAATTCCATAAGTGTTTTTTATGTGGAAATAGAAGATTATTAATTGATGAAGTTACAAACCACGTATATTTGCCATAAATATTAGGAAATGCAGGAATATGAATAGAATCTGCTTCATCGATAATAACTCTTTGAAACATATATCCTTTCTTTGATTCTTCGTTGCTTGTACGAGCTTTGATACTAATTACTTCATCACAGGTAACAATATTTCCTGATTCTCCCAGTGCTTTATAATCTATCATATTATTAATCTTTTTAATATTCTCAATAAAAGTATTCATAACTTTTTTACATGGTGAGCTCGTAAATCCATTAATAAATTGTTTAGCTTCTTTTCTAATCTCAGCTGTAATTCCATTAATATTAGTTGTTTTATTTTCCTCACTATTATTAGAATAATTATTATCTTTGATAGTCCAACCTACTTCTCCATAAAATTCATTAAGAATAATTACAAAATCTTTAACCATAGTAGATTTAATACAAATAATACTATTTTCATTTAAAATCTTATCATATTCTTCTTTGGTTAATTTCATATGTTTTTTAGTTCCAATCGAATAGTATTTAAGATCTGTATTATCACCAATATATTTTTCCCATTGATTATAAATGCTATGAGGAATAATCAGCAGATTAGAATTAAAAGTAGTAATGTCTTTATCAAAATTAACACCACTAATTTTGTATTTTTCCTGTTCATATTTACTTAGTTTAGATCTTGGAAGATAATATCTATTTTTCCAAACACTTTTAACAAGCGGTCTTTCTGATATAAGAGAAAGTATAGAAATTGTTTTTCCACTTCCAACATTATCGCATAGAAAGAGTAGATTTTGACCATCAATAAGCCTGTATTCATAATCTTCTCTCTGAAGCATTTCATATAGAATTCTTTTTTGATGATCTTTAAGCTCTAGTTTAATATTTTGAGGCGTTTTCACTTTATCACCTATAGGATGAATTGTTCCTTTAGTAATAATTTTTTGAATACATCTGTCATAAATATTATTACCAGTATTATAATGAGGATTATAGCCATTATAAGGAGCATTGAAACTAGATTTATAGCAAATAATATCAGTATCAGGATCATAGTCAGCAGGTTTTTTTAAAGAACAATTTTCATATACGTTAAATTTATCACCTTCATTCATATAGTTACCGAGAGTTTCTTTTTGTTTCCAATCTTCAAAAACTTCTGTCATCATATATTTATTCATCAAAAAGCAAGATAAATAAATATCAAATTTACTTGAAAAGTTCAACTGTGAAAAAAAAGATAGCACTTGACGGAATCATCTTTAGGTAACAAGGTATAATGCCTCTATAAAAACCTCTGATACCACTTTCTTTATACATTGTTTTAAGTAGTTGATTGTAACTATTATATTGAGCATTACCTAGTTCTCCTGATAAATGGTATTTTCTTTTTATTACATCACAAGGATACGTGGCAGTGACAGCACATAGACTAGCAAAAGATCCAATAGGTAAATTAACTAATTTATTATTATCAGGATTATATTTTTCTCTAATGTAACTAAATGTTGAGAATGTTATACCTTGATAAGGTATCATTCCTATTGAAGATATAAGCCATCCATTATATAAACTTTTTAATCCATTAGTTTGAGCTGAATATCTTAAAGTTGTCCATAGATTATTGTATTGTTTATTAGTTCCCGAGATATCTACGGAAAGTTTACTTCTAGCAGTTTCTAAAGGATATATAACGCTATAACTAATAATTCCAGCAAACGAACCTGCGAAAAATGAATTTGAATTTTTATAGTTAGGAAATCTTTTATCCATATTTTCACGAAAGTAATTATAAAACGCAAGTTGTGTTGCATTTTGTGGAATAATTCTTAGACAATTCGTGAAATTACCTTTGAAAAGAGCCTTTAAACCATTGCTTTTATAAACTTCTTTAACAATAGACATGGTTGATCTTTTTCCATAATTATTAGGATAATTTTGTTGTAACATTTTTGTTATCTCTAGCGGCGATGTAATTGTTCTTGAGAAACCCCCAGCGAATCCACCTACAATAAAATCTTTGATAAAATGATTTTTATCACTTGACATAACTATATTTATATATAAAACTTTATATAAATATAAAAAAATTATTGAGAAGCCTCTACTTTAGCTTCAGGAGCAGCTTCGGTGCTAGGTTCAGTTGAAGACTCACCTTCTTCTTTTCCTTTAGGACCTTTTGTTTTTTTCTTAGGTCTTGGTCTTTCACAAAGAAGAGGACCTTTAAGAATACCAGTGACATTTGTTGCTAGAACTTTACCAGTGTTGTCTGTAGTAGTCACATATTCTACATACTCTCCGGCAGTAAGTGTTTTGTATACATTTCCTGATGTTGTAATTTCTGTGTGATGAACAAATACGTCGTCAGCATTTTTACAATCAGTAAGAAATCCATATCCTGCGCGAGGATTGAACCATTTTACTCTTGCTGTTAATCTTTCGTTAGACATTATTATAATAAATAGTATTAATTAAACTTTAAATAGTTATAGTGTTTAAATTAAAAAAAGTAAATATTTATGTATAATAAATGAGATTATATACTAAGATTTTTATTGTAATCCTACTACTTTTAATAGTAATGCACTATAGAAAATATAAATCAAAAGCAGATGGATATGAAATTCAACAACAAGAACTAGATTATACGAATGGAAGCGAATTATATAATCAACTTAATCCACTTATCATAACATTTATAGAAGAAACAAGCCTCAAGGACAATGTTCAAAAATATGAGTTACATTCACCGTTATCTATATCAAAAGATTATTCAATGTATAATCCTACAAAAGACTACCTTTCTCATAATGGAGAAATTTTAATGATACGTAGTAAAGAAACACAAAATATCGAATTAATTAATCCTAAATTTTCAGACTTTTTTGATCATAAAAAATCAGATGATGTAATGTTTAAACACTATAAGTTACCTGAAAAAAATAATCAAAAAGTTCAGGCAATTGATGTAGTTTTAAGAGAATATAATATCTTATTTATACCAAGACATTGGCTGTTTAAATTTAGTCTTGACAATAAATCAGTTGAAATATTTAGATGTCACAATGTATTTACTAAAATATTTAGTATTTTCGCATAATCAGCATTAAAATAGTTTTTCTTTTATCTCATCTATTAATGATTGGATATCTTTTCTGAAGTCAGGTTGTAAAGCAATTATAGAAAATGCTACAATCACACCGCCATTCATTTCTTTAAGTTTAAGATGTTCGTATCCGAAGTATCCATCAAGTAAAAATGGAATTTCTCTAACAATATTTCGCATTATGTAAGCAGAAATCATAATAAGTCCTGTCCTTAAAATTATTCGGAATGCTTTATAAGATAAACTATCCTCTCTATTTTCTCCTCTTGAATTTTCGATTTCTTCAAATACTTTATTAATTATGATAGCTGATATGATACCACAAGTTAAATAATAAACTCCTAATAATGAAATATCTGCTAATTTGATTGCCTTAATCAAATAATTTCTATCAATATTTTGAATGCCTTCTGTCATTAAGCTACTATTCATATTAATAAATATATATTTTAATATTGACAAATACATAATTATTAAATGTAATTTTCTAATCAAAAATTATTAACTTAAATATCTGGTATATTACATTAAAGGATAATATAAATATATATAAATGGGCGGAGGCTTACTACAATTATCTACTAAAGGAATAGAAGACTCATACTTACAAAATAATCCCAATATTAATTTTTTCAAAAAGGTCTACATGAGATATACTAATTTTACTATGTCCACAATTAATGTTCCTTGTTCTAATTTTAGTATTTTGAATGGTAATTTAAAAAGTATAAATAAAAGGTTACCCTACAATGAACCAAGTAAATTTAGAGTAAAAATACCAAGAAATGGAGATCTGATTGATAATATATTTTTAACTTTTCAATTACCAGATATAAAGACAGAACATGAAAATGGTTTTAAATATATTGATAATTTAGGGACTCATATTATTAAATCAGCATCACTTTACATAGAAGATACCCTTATTGAGACTATAACAGGAGAATTTATATATAATTATTTTAGATTGAATAATCTAGAAGGAAAAAATAATTTATTTAATAGCTGTATTAACGCTGAAAAGTTTTTTCATATTCATCATACTAACCAGTTTGATACGAACAATAAAATAAATAAATACTATAATACATCTCCTAGTATTAAATCGAAAAAAATTATTGTTCCTCTCTTGTTTTGGCTAACAAAAAATAGAGGATTGTCTTTACCTCTTATAGGTCTAAGATACCACCAAGTATTCATTGATTTTGAATTAAGACCATTTAGAGATCTTTGTCTTGTTTCTAACAAAGAAACAATTACGCATACAAATAGTAATAACGTATCTATAGATCAAGAACGATATAGATGGGTTAAACCTTCCGCTGACCTTAATATAGAAAATTACTTTGTAAATACATTTTGGGAACTTGATCCTCAACTTGAAATAAACTATATTTTTTTAGATAATAGAGAGAGAAATCAAATTGTAAAATATTCTCAGCAATATCTTATAGAGCAGGTAACAAGCTTCAACATATTAAGTGTAGAAGGTATCAAAAACTTTGAATTTGAGATATACCATCCTATAAAAGAAATTATTATTGTTCCTAAAAGAGATGATGCCAAACACAGGAATGAATATAGTAATTTTTCAAATCATGATTACCTGGGAATTAATTACAAAGATTTTCAAACTTTTAAACAAGACAGAATTTACAGCGAAGAAGATTTAAAATCATTACTTGAAATATGGAAGTATAGACAATACAATAATATTCCATCTATAAATATTAAAAATCATAAATTTTATGATAGCACAATTATAGATTCTTTAAATATTGAGATTGATAATAATAATAGATTAGAATATAAATCAACTAAATATTTTAATTTAGTGCAGCAGTATGATCATTATAGAGGTGGTTATGTAGATGATATTTTGATTTACTCGTTATCGCGATCTCCAAGTGAAATACAACCAACAGGATTTTTAAATATGTCTGAAATTGATAATCTAGTTCTTAATGTAAATTTCAAACAACCTTCTTTATATAACGAAAATTATAAATATGATATGACTGTTTATTTTGTTAATTACAACATATTAGATATCAGAAATGGAATGGGTGGTTTAGTCTATGCTAATAAATAATTTTCGTAATCATTAAAATTGAGCATTATAATTTAATATGCTATATATAATATGCTAACTAATGTTATATATATAATATTTTTATTAATAGTTGTATATGCCATATACGTACTTAATTTATCATCTACATTAGAAGATAATGAAAAGGTAATACAAAAGATAACTAACAATAATTTTTTAATTAGTTTAAGCATTTTACCTATTTTCACAGAGGAAAATGACTCCTATTTTGAATATTACAAAATTATTAATTATCTTGATAAGATAAGTAAACCTGGTAGTATTTACAAACGTAATAAAATGTCTATTAAAATACAACAATTGTCATTATGTAAAAAAGAACAATGGAAAAGATTATTAGACATTGTAGACTATGCTCAGAGAAAAAATATATTTATATGGTTATCAGCTATTATCAAAGAAACATTAGACACAGAGTATAAATTTTATATTAAATTATTATCTAAGGGATACAAAAATATTGGTATAACACTTGCCGCCTATAACACTTCTGTAAGTGATAAGATTGATTATTTATTAAGCAGAAAAGGACATGTTAGATTAGTAAAAGGTATATATGAAGGCGATGTATATGATAGTAAAGAAATTGACAATATATATATAGAAAATGCCAAAAAATTAATAGATTCAGGATATTATCACACCATAGCAAGTCATGATTTTAAGATATTAAATAAATTACACGAATATCACTGTAAATTTAATGATTATATAGAAATAGCATATTTTTACAATTCATACGATTTTGTGAATCATAAACTTAAAACAAGTCCTATAAAAACGCGATTTATGTCTTTCTATGTTTTTCATGGAAACTTTTACCCATTTATAAGAGATAATATTGGACTTTATTCTACACAAAATATATTTTATATAATTGAAGCTAAATTAAAAGGATTGTATTATTAAATTATTGATTACATTCCTCCTTTTTCGTTAATTATCTTTTAAATAAATATGGTATTATTTAAATGATATCTGTTTTAAATTGTTTTGATGTATTTCACAAACATATTAAAAAAATTAAAGACAAAGACCAATTGTTACCATTTATAGAATTGATTGTTCAAGGTATTGAGATTGATATAATTCAAAATGATCAACTCAAATCTCATGTTATTCATATTGATTGTAATGGTTCATTAATGTTATGTAAGGAATTCAAGTATGCTCATTATAAAATAATACCTTTTAACAACTTAGAATCTATTTTAAATAGAGATTATGTAACATTATTTAATACGACAAATAATGAGACATTTTGTAAATTAAAATTTAATACTTCTATATCTGCTGAAATTTTTAGTAGAAAATATAATGAATTAGTTAATAATTTTAATAAATATAAAAAAATACCTAATGTTAAAAAAGATTACATGCAGCTTGAGTAATTACAAAGAGGTAATTGTAGTTTCTACTGTAGGCCATGCGTCTTCATCGTTATGTTTTTCTATTAAATTTCTACAACGTGAATCTGTAATTTCTCTTCTGCCATTTTTTTTAAGTGGTCCATAGGTATCAATAATTGAAAATACACCTGCCAAATACAAGATAGGAAACATGATCCAAATTAAATACGGCACACTTGTATGACCTGTTCCATTAATTGTGAATACTACTGGATTATGTTTGTTATCTGTTTTATAGTACCAATAATGATTATCGAATGCCAGTTCTACTAAAAATTCTTGAAGAAGTCCATATACAATCAGCATACCTAGTTGTGCTAAGCCACAATATTTATTGTCATTTCTAATATGAATAAAATACATACCAAATAAAAATATTAGACTATCCCAAAAAGCATGTAAGATATGAACACCGAAACCTAATGGATTATCAAATGATGATACTAAAAAACTATCTCCTGCCAGACCAAATGGAATTTCCCATATACATCCTATTCCTATACCAAATAAGTATGTCAACCATAAACTATGTGAAATTCTTCCTGAGTATCGTAAAAATATAAACATTAAGGTAGATAAGCAAGGACCAACTACATCAATTGTAACTAGAGTTTTTTGATATGATGTTAGTGACATTAAATAACTATAAATAGTAACTAATCTTTAATTAATTAATATAAAACTAAAGGAAATTTATTTTTATATTATAAATGACTGGAGCTAAATTACAACTTTATTCACAAGGTAAAGAAAACTCATATCTTACAAAAAATCCCCAGATAAGTTTTTTCAAAAAAGTATATCACAAATATTCTAACTTTGCGATACAAACTATCGATCTTCAATTTGATTTTATAGGTAATTTATCCTATGATAATACTACAAAAATTAAGCTAAAATTAGATAAAAACGGAGATTTAATCAATACCCTTTTCCTAGAAGTTAATTTACCTGCTATATTTTCTGACAAAGATACAAATAAAATTCATTTACATTGGGCAAATAATATAGGTGATATTCTTATAAAAAACGCCAGAATAATTGTAGGTGGTATAGTTGTTGAAGAGTATGATAGTGAATATATGTTTATTTATAATAACATATCTAGTTCAACTGATAAACTATCAAAATTAAATAAACTTATTTGTAAAGATAAATTATCATATAATCAGAAAAACTATAACGCATTTACTCATGTTGAGCAAACTGGCTATCTTAATTCTTTAAATAATATTAAGCCAAGTATGGCTAGTCAAAATATTCATATACCTATTCCTTTTTGGTTTCATAGAAATATAGGATCTGCTTTACCTATTTCAAGTCTACTTTATCATGATGCTATCATAGAAATTGAATTACGACCTTTAAAAGAATTACTAAATTATCATGATAGATATACAATTACTACTGATTCTCCTGCCAAGACTTTCAATAGAACAGATGTAAAAGGTATTAATATCCCCAATAAATCAGGTAATACTATTACTTATGAACAGGTGTTATCGTTCTTTGAAAATAATCGGTGGAATATCAATCCTATTTTAAATGTAGATTACATCTTTTTAGATGATCAACTTAAAAAAGATTTTCAGGAATCTACTTTACAATACATTGTAGAACCTATTACTAAATTAATATTAAAAGATAGAACAGGGATGTTAAATATTCGTGATGATCCTACTAATGCTATGCCGCACCATCCGTGTAAGGAAATAATAATAGCGTCAAGAAGAAACGATGTCATTAATACTAATAATTGGTTAAATTTTACTAATAAAGACAACGAACATCAAAGTAATGAAATAGAACATCAACAAACATATTATTATCAACTATCTAGAGAAAATAGCAATAATAACAATAGTTTTCCTACACCAATAGATTACCTGGTAAAATTTACAGATTCCTCAATAAATCATACTATCAATGAAATTGAATATACAATTGATGATAGTTTTAAATTATCAGATCAAGATATCCAAGATTTATTAGATAATTGGAATTATAGAAATTATGCAGACATACCTAGTATAAATAAAAATAATTACAAGTTTTTCAGTGACAATATAATAGAAAATATAAGTTTTGATTTTGATGAAACAAATCGAGTCAGTAAAAAAGATACTAGTTATTTTACTAAAATACAATCACTTATGCATCATAATAATATATTAGATGGTGTGAATCTTTATAGTTTTGCTATTCATCCAGATAAATATGATCCAAGTGGAAGTAGTAACTTAGGTGAAATTAAAAATATTAGATTTGAGATTAAACTTAAAGATATAGAAACAGAGTTATCTATAACCGAAAAATATAAATATGATGTTTTACTATACATGAAATACTTTAATGTGCTTGAAATAAAATCAGGAATGGCAGAATTATTATTCAAAATATAAATAATTTTTATTATAACAATCATATACTAAAGATTATTACATAGTTATATTATAAATGACGGGTGCTTTATTACAACTCGCTGCTATGGGGAATCAAGATATCTTTTTTACAGGAAATCCCGAAAAATCTTATTTTAAGGTAGTTTATAAGCGTCATTCGAATTTTGCCATGCAGAATATAAAGATTGAATTTGAAGGAGCAAAATCACTAAATTATGATTTACCAACAACACTTTTTGCGAAAATACCATCCTATGGTGATTTACTGGAAGGGATTAATTTAGAGTTTGATATACCTAATATCACAAAAGATTATCCTTTTAGGTGGGTAAAAAATTTAGGTTCAAGTATTATAAATACTGTTAAAATATTTATAGGAACACAACTTATTGAGACAATTGAAGGTGAATATATTGAAATTTATAACAATACAATTTCTACGAAAGAAGAACTAAAGGTATATGATAAATTAATAGGCAACACTGACAGTTTATATAGAGGATATCGTAATGTAGAAGGTAGATATGCTCAATATACACAAGAAGATAATATTCCTAACACAGATAATGAACGTATCATTGTTCCAATACCTTTTTGGTTTAGTAAATATAATGGTCAAGAAGTCCCTCTTGTTTCTCTTAGTAAGATACCAGTTAAATTAGAAATAGAATTAAAACCTATAAAACAACTTTATCATATAGGAGTAAATGATACTGTAACAATTTTAGATTCGAAAGATCAAAATGGAAATAATATTAATTCCCAGGTAAACGGCAATATTGTAACTCGAACAAAATTTATTAAACCGCAGACTATTAGTCATAAGATTGATTCTTGGCTTCTTAAACCTGCTCTTGCTGTAAATTACATATATTTAAGTGATGAGGAATCTAAATTATTAAAAAATTTCGAACACAGATATCTTATTGAAAGAGTATCAAAATCAGAGTTTTTGGGTAATATAAATGAATCTACGCTATCAGTAGAGTTATTTAATCCTACAAAAGAAATGTATATAGTGCCCAGAAGAGATGATTTAATTAATATTAATCAGCATTCTAATTATACTAATTTTGACTGTCTTGATGATGTAGATTTTTTAGGATATCAAAATTATTTATACAAATTATGCTTTGATTATTACAATAAGATCATACAAAAGCATCGTGAATTATCAAGATTGTATGGTGAAATGTTAAATAGCACGCTTCCTCTTATTGATAATCTGAATGGACAGACTAAAAATTACTACAATATAGAACCTTTACCACAAAATATTTCGCCTCTATATTTTTATGGTTTATTTAGAACTAATAATGCTAAGACAATTGATCCTGTAATATCAACAAATGATAATATATTTACATTTAAGATTAAGGGAACAAATCTTAGATATCCTGTTATTAACAAAACTCTTGAAGAGTATATTATAACAAATCAAACACATCAAGATATCGAACTATTAGGAAATATTAATATTAATAAAATAAAAGCAAATGAGGCTCCTAATAATGATGATATTGTAAAGCTAATAAATAATTGGCAATTTCGAGATATCAAAGATATTCCTGCTATTAATAATGATAATTATAAGTATTTTGATGAAAATATTGTAAAATCTTTGGAGATTAAACTTAATGGAGACGTAAGATTAGGAGCAAGGGAGTATAATTATTACAACAAGATACAGCCTTATAATCATCATACAGGTTCTCTTCCAAGAGGTGTATTATTATATAGTTTTTCTATTAATCCTGAAGATTTTCAGCCATCAGGTGCTTGTAATTTTTCAAATTTTGAATCAATTGAATTACTTTTTAGATTAAAATCACCATTTGAAAATGAAAGTCTAGATAAAAAAAATATTAAGTATGACATTAAGTTGTATACGACAGCCTATAATATTTTAAAAATTGAAAATGGAGAATGTCAATTATTATTTAAAACTTAATCTGTATTTTCGACTAGATTATAAAAATTTTGAAGTTGTTCATCAGTAAAGTGATGACACCAGTTATCATTTAGCGCAAGATCTCCATATTTTTTGGGATTAGCTCTAATTATATTGTAAAGATGTTGAATCCAATGATAGTCTTCTTCATGGGAATATGTTGAATTATTTTTAGTTAACTCTCTTCTTACAAAAGTAAGAAGTTCCCAAGTAGATTGTTGATTTCCGTTTCTCCACAAATCATTATGATATTTATAATACAAATTAGGCATATAGTATTTTTTATCTACTGAAAAAGATTCAATATCAGTGTTATTTTCAATTACTGTGATATTATCGTTAGAGTTTGTGTTGTTATTTTCAGACATTTTTTACTTAAATAATTAAGTGTAAATATTTTTCAAATTTAAAATCATTTTCTTACCTTTACTCCAAACAAACATATAATTTTAAATTGTAAAAATCACCATAAATTTTATATAATAGACATTTGTAATATGATACCTTTAAAATTTGATAATTTGTATAAGTTTACAATATTTACAAAAAATGAATTACACTATCAATCAAAATAACTCAGAAAAAATAATTAATCTCATAGTTAAAGTTGGTGAATGGTCTGAGTGTAAAAATAATATTGAAACAAGAAACATTTCTATTTACGATCAGAATAATAATACCTATAGTTTTGACTTTGAAAAACTTAACAAGGATGGAATTTTTATTACAGAAAGAGCTATTAAATGTAGCAAAGAATTTGTTTGGAAAGAGGATAATTATGCTATTCTTATCGTGATTATTTTGTTCATTGTTTGTGTATTTATAAAATGGTGCCTTAGTTCAGATATGTGCAGATTTAACAAAAAAGTGAAAAAAACTATTAATAGGAGCGATGAGAATATTGAGATTGATATACATAATAAAACACGAATGCCAAGAGATTTAACCGGAAGAAATAGCCCTGATATTGCTATCTTGTAAGATTAATTTCACTACTTTATAGGTAAAAATCAATGCTATTCCAAAAGTAAAACTGATAAATATTATAGTAGGATAAACTAATATTTTTTTTATTAACATGTCAAGGAGTAAAATATAATTAAAAACAAGATGATCTAAAACTATAAGACTCATAATAACACATTGATAAATAACATAAAGATAAAATATAGGTATCAAATTATTATACATATAATTATTTAAATCTTATTATTTAAATAGATATATGATTTGGTTATGTTTAATCTGCAATACTGAAAATAATATATCGGAAGCTGATTACGAAAATGAAAAAAAAGCCAGGTATTGTAAATTTTGTCGAAATTTAGATTCATTGTGCTATGCTTCATATGACCGAAGACAATATTTATTAGATCAATATCTACAGATTAATGAAAAAGTAGATCAACTAATACCCACTAATGAAAAATATCCTAAAATTGAAATAACATCCAACTTTTTAAACCAGTTTAACCTAAGTAATCATTTAATTTATTCTTATTATAATCCTAACAAAGATTCTATCTTAAAGCATATCAGGTATCGTATTTACTATAACAGCGTGAATTCATGGCGATCTTACAGAAAACGAGTATCTAAAAAGAAATATAAAAAACTTTTAAAAGATAAATTTTCAAAA